ACGGCTATTGTCATAACAGACATAGCCTTAATTAATGCAAACTTAACCATGCTAAATAAGATTTCATCTATATTATCTATCGTATCTTTTGTGATCAGCATTTCAACTTTAGGTGGAGCTTATGCAGGTTATCGTTACATAACCAGCCCACAGTTTGAAAAGATGATGATGGATAAGGTTATGGAAAAGGTATCAGGAATGATGCCAAAAGTATTAGATGGAGCGTTACCCAGTACAACAGGTAAATCATTGCCTTTATGAAAGAATTAGAACGCACACCTAATCGTATTAGGACTCGTTTTATAGCAGTTTTGGCATTAATAACATCAGGTATTACTTTTGGATTAGGTCTGATGGCGTTTTTATATATGAAAAGTCCAGCTTTTGAAAATCTATTATTTGGACAAGTAATGAAACATATGGATTGGATTGTTGCTGATGAGTTTGAAAAGCAGATAAGAAAACTCAAGCCAAGACCTGTTCCTGACCCTAATGATCCAAATAAATGGTTTTGGGATTATATAGAGCAAAGAAACAAAGAACAAACTGAATGGGAAACAAAAGGTAAGTGGGAACAATAAACTGCTGGCATTGTAATACAGAATTAACCTGGGGTGGAGATCAAAGCATTGATGACGATTGATATTCATAGGATTCATATAAATGAAATAAATATTCCAAAGATTCCTGTATGGGAGCTTTACGTTCCAACATTAGATGTCATCTATAAACCAAAAGTAGATATACCAGGCTGTGTGAGAGTACATAGAAATAATTTACCCAGTCTGATTGATAACGATAAAGATGAATATGGAACGTATAGCGAATGTGGTAATTTTATTATCCCTTCATTTGAACCTTTAGAATATAACCCAAGTGAATTTATATATACAGAGGCCGACACACCTAAAAAGCAAGAGGAAACTGTAACTCCTACAGATCAATCAGGACAATATGTACCACCAAAAGATAAGAAGGTTGAATTTGTAGAGTGTCCTGGAAGAAAAGATCAGAGAGTAGGTGACTTTCGTAACGAAAAACGTTTGGAACGTGTTGTAGGCCACGAAAGAAGCGAAGATGGAACTATATGCACCACGATTTATGAAGACGTTCCCTTCAAAGATCAGTACATTCCAGAAGTTTCTACTATTGTATCTACTGCTGTTATTGGCTTGGTTGCTGCCAGTACTCCACTACTACTTAATGCGGTCAAACCACTTGTAAAGCAGATTGTTAAAAAACTGACAAAGAAAAAAGATAAATCTACTTAGTTTTTAATTGATGCGTATGTGGTATAACTTGTCCTTTCTTAGGTTTAACCAAAACGTCCTTACATAGATCAAAATAAGGAGAATCTTTTGCATATTCAATACCAGCAATCTTTAACTCTCCACAATTTTTCAAACGTGCCAATTCATAATTTAATCTAGCTTTAGATAATTCCATTCTCTGTAGCTGTATCTGCGTATTGGCAGCACCTAAACAGGCATCTTGAAATCTATTGTCCAACGGAATATTAAAGGTAAGAGCAACACCAAAGTTCAGACCTAAAGAGTCCTTGTTACCACTATAAT